GACTCGCCGCTAACCCATGCGGCGAATGCGCTAGGGTCAGTCAGTGCTTGTAGTAAACTCTGCATCAATGGCTTTTTGCCTTTGTTCTTTCATGTGGCGCAGGTACTCTAGTAGCTCTTGTGCTTCTGGTGAGAGATCTGCTGTGTGCTTTTCTGGTGAGTCTAGGCCTAGTAGCTTGCGGCGTGATTCTAGTATGCGGATGGCGGTCTGCACTGCGCCTAGTTTCACATTGCCGTTCTTTTTTGTTGCATCTGACCACACCGCTGATAATAGTTTGTCTAGTCTCTGTGTTTCTATTTCCCTATAGTGCTCTGCCTCTTTCTTTGACAGATCTGCGCATTTGGCCAGTGCTCTTGTAATGTCGCGCATTGCAGTATCAGGCGAGCATTCTAGCTCTGCAGCTATTTCACGGTATGACATTCCTTTCTGCCTAAGCTCAAGCGCTTTTGTTTCTCTGACGGCAATGCGTGCTTTGTCCGCACTATTCCTGCTGCGCCCTCTTGTCTTTTTGCCGTCCGTTGAGGGATCTGTTTGATTCTGCTTGGCTTTGCGCGTCATGATGTTTCCTCTGTGTCCATTTCAAATACTTCTTGTGCATAGTAAATAGCGCTTGTTATTTTATCCGCAGCTTCCATTGCGCGCTTAAAATAGTTAGTGCCCAACTCGGTGAGACACTTGTTTTTGGTGTTCAATTCAAAGTTAGCATACATTGCATTATCGAAAATCGTTGTTGGCATATTATAGTTGCCGTAGCAATATTCTTCCTCTGATATACTTCTTCTATTTGGTCTTTCTTTGTTGTATTTCGGTTTTAGTGCATCATATAGAAGCGCCTCCACACAATAGGCAATTTCTTCTTTGACGTCTACGGCAAGCACAGTGTCAAACTTTTTATTCTTTCTGTGCTGCGCTATTCGTTTTCTAAGAGCTTTTGTTCGCCCAACATACACAACCTCTTTGTCCACAAGTAATAAATAAATAGATTCTGCTTTCTCATTTACAATATAGAAATATTCTCCGAGAACAGAAGAAAAACCTGCATCACATAATATCGCATCAAGATATTCTCTTTTATCACGACAGCGAATGCAGCTCTCTTCTATCATTCTACAACCTCGAAAGGTGTTCACTATGCACAAGTATCCAAAAGCCCGGTCTACCTTTTTCGGCAAGCGCTACCACAGGCGTCTTGTCTTCCTTGCGCGCTAGTGCGTTTGTTTCGTCCCATAGAGTAACTGCGCTGTGCTTTTTGCGCATTTTCACTTCTATGAAAAGCTCATTGTGTAGAGTATCGCTGCGCGTTATCTTCGAGTTGCCTCCTGATAGCGGTGTACGCTCTGCGTTGAAGTAGGACGCCACGCGGCGCTCTACAGCTTTCCAGGTGTTGCGCGCAGTCACTCCGCTACCCGGTCTTTCCCAATGAAGTACACAGCACCAGACAGGATACTGAGCACAACAGAGAACAGCAGCCCAGCGGCTAAGTGTCCTGTGTAGTGTGTAATCGGCGTAGTGAGCCATGCACCGCAGGCTGAGCCAGCAAGGAACACGCCCCAGAAGTTTAGCTGTTTCTTACTCATTGTTTGCCCTCCATTTGCGCATATTTGCGCGGTTGAATTGATTTGGGGTGGGGTGCCACTCCCAGTAGTAGTCTACATCGTAGCGCTGTAGTGCAAGTGGCTCTGTGCTGAGCACTTGCCATAGTGCGCCTTTTGGTGTTTTAAGGATGTCGCCTTTTTGTAATTCACTTGCAATAATCATTACTTGTACCATTCATCTGCTGGCGCGCCATCTTTGAAGGTAGTGTATTCTGGTATCCAGGTTAGGTGATGCGTTGACACGGGCCCGTGTCTGTTTTTCGCGAGAATTAGATCCGCTAGTCCTTTTGTTGCGTTTTCATCGTAGTACTCTGGCCGGTGAAGGAGTAGCACTGCATCTGCGTCTTGTTCAATTGAGCCTGATTCGCGCAGGTCGGAAAGCTGCGGTCTTTTGACGGTGCGTGCTTCTAGTGCTCTGTTGAGTTGCGACAGAGCGAGAATAGCTATGTCTAACTCTTTGGCAAGGTTTTTTAGTGCGCCGCTTATTTTCGCAACTTCTCTTTCTCGAGAATAGGCACCTATTGGTGAGGAAATGAGCTGCATATAGTCTATGATAATGAGCTTGGCGCCTTTGTTTTTCGCAAGCCTTCTGGCAGATGCTCTAAGGCGCGGTATTGTCAATGAGCTATCGTCTATGACGTGAAGTGGAAGGTCATTAATCTTTTGTGTCGCCGCGCTTAGTTCTTGCATGTCTTGCGTGTTGTACGTATTTGCATATATGCTGCTTGCGCTTACCTTGGCATAGCTGCATATCGTGTAGAAAATGATTTCTTTTGCTGTCATCTCAAGCGAGACAATGCCAACTGGAAAGCCTTGGAGGGCTGCATGCAGAGCAATATTGCGGGCCAGAGAAGACTTGCCCATTGCGGGGCGTGCGGCCAGCACAATCAGGTGGCCTGCCCGTAGGCCGTGGAGGGCGCCATCAAGGGAAGGGAGTCCCGTTGGGAGTCCGAGTAGTTTTCCGTTTGCTTCTGCAATCTCGGAAAGTGTTTGCCAGGCTTGGCGTGCAAGCGTGGGCGCTGGTAACCACTCATCGGTTGTGGTTACTTGTAGTGCGGAGAAGTCTTCTAATGCTGTGGTAAGGAGTGTATCTGTGTTTGTCTCTGGCTTTTGCGCTGCTAGTGCTGTTGCTTTGCAGGTGGCTTGTATTTGTTGCCGCTGGTATTGTTGAAGGATTGGCTTTGCAAGTGGCTCTAGGCTTTCTGGTGTGCGCAGTAATGGGCGATAGTCGCTTGTGTCCATAATGACGCGGCGTGCATGCTCATCTGATACGTCATTGAAAAGTAGCATTTCATCTGGGGAAATGCCATCTTGCCACATAGAGAGCATATGCCGCCAGACTTCTGCAGCTGGAGCTGTAAGATGTCGTGGCTCGAGTTTGCCGATAACTGTGTCGAGCAGTGGTGGGCTTTCTAGAGCAGTGGCTAAGAAGCGGATCTGCTCTTCAGGCGTTTCCATTGACGCGCTCCAGCTGGCGGTAGAATTCTGCTTGAGCTTTGCGGCGTTCTTCTGGTGTTATTTCTCTTGTGGTATTTTTCTCTCTGCGCCTGCGGTAGTCTTGACATAGCTCGAGTATGTCTTTTGGCGTGGGGCAGCGGTCTAGTATTCGAGTTGCTTCTTTTGCAGCTCTGGCGATGTCTGGTAGCTCTTCTGCCTCTAGTGTCCACCAATAGCCAAGGACTGCTTTTGCGGCTGTCTCTGGACTGTATAGCCGGCCATATGTTGCGAGTAGCGTTACAACTGTTTCCCTGAATTCTTCTGGTATCTTCATGCGAGGTACTCCAATTTTTCCAGTTCTTCAGCTATTGTGGTCTTTGTTTTCTTTGGCCCCTTTCTGGCGTTTTTTATAGCAGTGATTAGCCATGGCCAGCAAGGGTTTTCTGCTTTGTCGGCCATTTTTTCTTTTGCTGTTTGTAGTTCTTCTCTGGTGACTGGGCATATGGCTGTTAGGGCGGCTTGGTTTTTGTTTGCTGGGCCTATCCAGTCGTATAGGTGAGCTTCCATGTCTGCTGCAGTTAGCGTTGCTAATTCTATAGCTGACTGATGAGGAGACGGAGACGGAGACGGAGACGGGGCATTGCGGATTGTATGCGGATCGCATGCCCACCGCATGCGGGCCGCATGCTTGGCGGACTCTGATCTGCGCTTGCTTCCTGCTACCCATGGGTTGTGCTCTTCAAAGTCATGTATTTTCCAGCAATCATTCTGGCCATCTAGAAACTTAGCCTTCTCAAGTCCAGCGATTAGCTCACCAGAAATGCCTTGCCAGTCTGCAGCTGCTTCTATTTCGTCATTTGTCATGCCAGCAAGGTCACCAGTGCAGCGGCTATTGTTCATTGCGCAGAATTCAATAAGCGATATCATGCCAAGCACTCCGTCTGCGCCGCAGTATCTTTTGAGCAGTCTTGTTTTCGGGTGAGTTAGGAAGCCTACTTGCAATCGGAAATCGTTTGCCACTGCACATCCTAAAAAATTTCCCGCCTCCCATGACTGGCCCCAGACAAGACGTCATGGGAGACAGGAAAACTATTTACGTTGGCATATCTGGGGCCAACGGCAGGCATAATAACCGAATGGACTCCCAGTGTCAACACTAATACCGTATCATTTCCGATCGCTATTGGCAAGCTTCCCTCTTGCCTCCAGCCGCCGCCGCTTCGCAGCCTGCTTTACCCAAGAGAGCAGATCCCTCACCTGCGATTCCATCTCATTTTTGATGTGGCGCTCCACCATGCCAGCAGTGACGGGCGGGCCATACTGCAGCTCTATTAGCTCTTGGAAAGTGGCACACTCTGTTTCGTCTAGTGTGAAAGAGATCTTAAAGTTGCGTAGTAGTGGGGGCATTGTTACTCCATCATATCGAGCATGCTTGGCGTATAGCCACGCGATAGTCGCTTGACTGCCTTCTCGAATGTTTCTGGATCGCACTCAGCGCCGATAGCGCGCCGGCCTTCTATGGCTGCTGCGAGCAGGGTGGTGCCACCGCCAACATGTAGATCAATTATCAAATCATTTGGTCTAGTATAATCATTTATAATATTCCGCATTAGCTTCAGTGGCTTTGCACCAGAAATACCATTCCATTCGCGACCATGACTAACTGCATTGTCTATATACCAGCCAGGCAGTGCCCCCCATGAAAGAAATCGTTTTTCTCTCGGACGGCCAACTGCGATATATTCACATTGTGACGCGGGGCCGTCACAGGACATGCGCGGCGCAGCACCTTTTTTAACCCATATCACCGGAGGGAAAACATATCGGCCTACATCGCCAATAGCACTCTCCCACCACCTAAACGATATATGATCACAAAAAAACAGCAACCAGCCAGCCGTTTTTTCTGTCCAATATGAAACCAAATACTTACAATATTCTTGGTCGATGGGGTCATATCCCATACCCACTATCGTATTTGCATTGCCTTTGCTTCTTCCGCCCACACGGACACCACAAGTGCGAAAGCCGCGCTCTGTCCTTTGGGTATACGGTGGATCAGTGATCACCGCACCGCACTCGGTCACATCAGCGAGCACATCTTGCCATTTTCCTAGCCTGAGCTCCATCGTCCCGCTATCGTTGCGCCAGATTGTCATAGGCGCAGCTCAATCTTTCTTCTGCTGAACGAAGATAGCCACCGCAAGCACAACACTTGCGCCAAACGCAACAGGCGCCATTAGCGCAATATGGGCAGCCTCTTTGAGGTAATCTTTCCATGATACCGGGTAATGTGCTTTCATTGTTCCCTCCTTTCGCGGGGCATTGTACCAATTTGACTGTTGGTGTCAAGCGCTTTCTTTCGTCAAGTGTCAAGTAGATTTCTACTTGACAGTAGAATCTAGATCGGGTATAAACCTCCCCACGCTGCAGGGAAGCAGCGAGAAAGGGTGCACCTTGAAAGAGTATCGGAAAGAGCAAATCAAAAACCTGCCCTCTGTCCCTCCTTTCGCAGCGGGGCAGGAAGGCGCCCCGGGCTATTCCCCCCAGGCCCGGGGCGCCGCAAATAAAAGGAACGCACCATGATATACTTTGACAAGCATTCACCAATGATGGATCGCTATTTGCGCGAAAGGCGAAAAGCGCGAATAAGAGCCTGGGGATCTGTTGCCTTTTGCTTGGCGCTTGCTTCAGCGCTTATTGTGGTACTGGTGCTGCAATGACAGAGCGCTTGACAAAAGAGCAACAAGAAGCTATTGAAATGGAGCGCGCAATTGAGCGCGAGAAGTACCGCAAGCAGTCATGGGAAAAGCGCCGCTGGAGTAGAATCCCAGATTATGGACCATCAGCAGACGATAGCCCACTAGCCAATGGAGGCTGGGGGCGTTACAACTGGAGGAGATGAAATGCTAGAAGGAATTGTGAGAGGGAAACGACAACCGCCGCGCATTGTGGTCTATGGCCCGCCGAAAGTGGGCAAGAGCACACTGGGCGCAGACACGCCAGCACCGGTATTCATCACCACGGAGGAAGGGGTAGACAACTTGCCCGTGGATCAGTTTTCGGTAGCTGTCAACTGGTTGTCTTTTCTTGCCAACGTCAAAAAGGTAGCAGAGGGAAAACATGATTACCGCACCTTGGTAATCGACACAATCAACGGCGCTGCTGATCTGGCAGCAGAGTCTGTCTGCCAGGAAATGTTTGGCGGCGACTGGGGGCCAAAGGGTTTCGGCGGCTATGCTCGAGGCTGGGCGGCGGTCAGTGAATCAATGAGAGAGCTTTTGCCAATGCTTGATGCCTGCAGGTCTCGAGGCATGGTAGTGCTGCTGCTTGCCCATACTGGCGTTACCACCGTCAAAAACCCTGTTTCTGGTGATTACCAGAAGTTTACTCCTGACCTTGACAAGCGCGTCTGGGCTAAGTTGATCGCCTGGGCGGATATCATTCTGCGCGCTGACTATGAATACAGCAAAGCGGAAATTGACGGCCAGAGGCGCATTGTCAGCAACAGTACACGCATACTCTACGCCTCTGGTAGCGCAGTGGAAGATGCTGGTACAAGGGTAGGCTTTAGCTTGCCAGAGACATTGCCACTGTCATGGGCATCGATTGAAGAAAACCTAGGGCAAGACGCCGCTATCGGGAAAGACATTGCGGCCCGCTGGAATCTGTTTTCCTCAGAGCAGGCAGCAAAAGCGCTTGCCTATCTGGGCATCAGTGATGTAGAAGAAATTGACGGCGCAGACTTTGCCAAGGCAAAGGTAGTGCTCAATAGACTTTTGACAAAGGAGCAAGAAAATGGCTGAGTGGATGCACCCAAAAGGAAAGTATGAGGCAAAGGTAATTGATCATGGTTACAACCAGGCCACTACTGGCAGCTATCAGTTTTTCGCTGAATTCCAGACAGAGGCTGGCAGCATTATCGGCTTTTTCTCTTTGAGCGAGAAAGCGATTAGCCACACGCTAAAGAAGATCCGCGCCATGGGCTTTCAGCATGACGATCTAGATATTCTTGGCGATGGCAAGCATTTGCGCGGGAACATGTGCCGCATTACTGTTGACCATGAGCACTACGATGGACAGTGGCGCGCCAAGGTGGGCTGGGTGAACCCATACCATGGTGGAGTGGTGGAGCGCATTGATTCCAAGAGCGCCAACCTTGGCCGCTTCTCTGCGCTGCTAAAGCAGATCGACAAAGTTGAAGCAGTGAAAGAAGACGCGCCCCAGAAGAAGTACACAGAAGAAGATCCACCGCCCGCCTCGTATGAGGACAATTTCGGATTTTAAAACCTGAAATGGGGGCCACATGCTAATTGTAACCCACAGCTCTATTAGTTCTTTTCGCACTTGTCCGCGCAAGTACTTTTTCGCGTATGTGCTCAAGTATGTGCCTGTTATAGAGGCATTGGCATTGTCACTTGGCAGGGCTCTGCACCTTGCTTTGGAAAAGTGGTGGCTCGAGTCAAAAGAGGCAGCGCTTGCAGTGCTCAAGAAAAATGCTGGCAGTATCAGTGAGACAGATACCGCCAAGCTGTGTGCCATGCTCAAGCACTACGCGCCGCCGCGTGAGCATTTGCACGTTGTCGCAGTAGAGCAGGAATATAGCACACTAGTCCGCGCTGGCAAAAAGACACTGCGTGGTGTGCGGTACTGCTGCAAGATTGACGGGCTGCTAGAAGACGATAACGGGCCAGCACTGCTAGAGCACAAGAGCACGTCAAAGAGCATCATTGGCTTTGACCGATACTGGCAAAAACTGACAGTAGATAGCCAGATGCTCTGGTACATGCTTGCCAGTGATACTCGAGTATGTTATTATGATGTATTGCGCAAGCCACAGCTGCGGCAGAAGAAAACAGAAACAGTTGACCAGTATCAGGAGCGCTGCGAGCAAGCAATACAAGAAGACAAAGAGAAGTATTACCAGTTCCGTAGGATACCGCGCAGTGATTCTGATTTGCTGCAGGCCAGGCAAGATTTATACGACTGGACTGTGATAGTCAGGCAAGCGCACAAGCACAACCGCTGGCCACAGAACCCTGGCTCATGCCTTGGCAACTATGGCACATGTGAATACCTCGAGGTATGCGCAGAGCGAGCCACCCTGCAAGACGCTGCACAGTTTCGCAGAAAAGATGCCCAGCATGAAGAACTGGGCTTTTAATGGCGGGCCATGACGCAAGCAAAAAAATACACTGTCAGAAGGTGTGGGTTTACCAGTCCTACCGGGGCGCCTGGCATGGTGCTGGGCGTCTCGGATGGCCCGCCTAAAGGAGAGGAAATATGCCAGCCCTAAAGGGTAGTATAGATTCAATGTTAAAGTACAAGCTAGAGGCAAAGCGCAATAAGGA